AGTTATTGCATCCCCTACTGTACTACCTATTAAAGTGTTTTGGAGTCCTGTGGTTACTGCGGAACCTGCACTATAACCAACTGCCGTATTATTATCACCCGTAGTAATCGCAGTACCTGCTTCATCACCAACAACTACGTTGTAGTTACCACCACTTGCAATGCTGTTACCTGCGTTGACACCTGCTCTGAAGTTGCTTGTTCCTGCTGAAGCCGTAATTATGTCTGCACCATCTGCTAAAGTCATATCTGCTGCAAAAGTAGTTAAACCTCCATCAGCTATAGTTATAGCATCATCCCCATCTGTGTATTCAATTAATGGTGTTTGTATTGCTGATGATGTTTCTATTATTCCACTTGTTTCTAATCTTAAAGAAGCAAAAGCGTCAATAACTGCTGCTCCACTACCAGCACCATCTAAATAAACTACTTTACTTTTACCAGTTGTAATAGTTACATTTGCACCACTACCTTGAGAAATTATTATAGACTGAGAACCGCTTGTTGCATTTTCTATAATATGAACTCTTTTTAAAGTATTAGGAGCAATAGTAATAGTACAAGTAGAATCTAATGTTCCTGTGTATTTAATATACATTGCTCTAGCTGGATCAGCTGCTCCATCTGCAACAGTAGAAGTATGTGTGTCAGCATTAGTGGTAATAGCTTCTGTTCCATATCCTAAAGCATTACCTATCAACTCTAAATTAGTATTCGTGGTTGTACCCCACGTACCACTACCATCACCGGTAGCCATTTCGTTCAACCTTAAATCATTTACGTATGTACTTGCCATTTAATTTTCCTCTGAATATATATTAAAACATTTATGCTGCTACGTCACTCCATGTATTACTTGTAGCTTCATTAACATCTGTCCAATCAACTCCTGTTGGAGTAATAGGTATTTCTCCCCATACAATTAACGATGTTACATTACCTGTTGCTACTAATGCAGTTGGATAAACATTAGCATCTGAAGTGGTAGATAAAGAATTTATTGCACTTGTTGCTGCTCCTAATGTAACTGCAATTATATTATTAGTTTCTAAACTTATACTGCCTAAAGATGTTGTTCCTACTACATTTGTAGGATAAACATTAGCATCTCCAGTAGCTGTTTCATCACCAAGTCCTACTGTAGATGCATTACCTGATACACCTTGTATTGCAAAACCAGCAGCAACTACAGTTCCAACTGCACCTGTTCCTGCTAAACCAGTTTCTGTTAAATTACAGTCACCAGTTACAGTTTCAGTGCCTAATGCTCCTGTTCCAGCTAATCCTGTGACAGCAATAGATACCGAAGTAGCACCCCAAAAGTCAGCACCCCATGTACTTCGACCCCAACCAGTTGCCACTTAAACTCCTATGCTATTCTTATAACAGCGTTTGATGCGTCAGCAGTTGGAAATGTAATAGTAAAAGAACCTGCTGTAGATGTTTTATCTGCACCAAAATCAAATACAGCTACTGCTGGATCACCTGAAGCGGTGTCATTAAAGATCATACATCCTCTAGCAGTTATAGTTGCTGTGCCAAAAGTTAAATCAGCAAAGTCTGTAAATGCAGTTGTTCCTGAAGTAGTAGGGTCTACACGTGTTAAAGAATTACCTTTAGCTGTATAGTTTGTTCCACTAGCTTCATTAGTAGTTGTATACGCAGTAGTAGATGCACTCATAGTTGCACTACTTGTATATAGTGCTAATCTAAATGTGTTACCACCTGAATTTTTAAAATTATGTACGCCTTCTAAAAGTTCTTTTTTAAAAGAAGTACACATTGCTTGTGTTATAGCCATTAAAGCCTCCTTATTATATTTGCTAGGTCTTTATGACCTTGCTGTTCTAATTGATTACACATAGTACAGATGTGATTTTTTATTGCCTCATCCATATAATGTATAATTACCTTGCGTGTAGCATCTTTAAATACATGTGCTTGCGCTTTTATTGTATCAGGTGCTGTTTCACTTATTGAAATCAATCTATCTGTTGCCATCTCAGCAACTTCATCTATTGTATGTCCTCTGTAATCAGTGGTTTTTACTCCAAGATTCCCTACTGATATTTTAAATTTATCTGTTTGCATTATGGTACATTGGGTTCTGGAACATTACTTCCGTTTAAACGCTCATCTATTACCCATTCTTTAGGATTTTCTCTTCCTATAATGCCATGCGGTATCATAGTTTCTTGTATTATTTCAGAATATTTACAAACATTCATTTTATCATTTTCAAAATAAGATACTGTTGGATCGTTTAAACGATGATATCCATATAATTTTTCTTTAATATCTACATTTGCATCTAAAAGATTACATCTTACTGCAACAGATACATCTATATTTTGTTCCATACATTTTGCTAACCAAAACTCACAACATGATCTTCCCATTTCTGCAAAGTGTGCATTGTTTTTATAAGTAAAGTCTGCACCAAACATACTAACAGCACCAACTTTATTCCAATAAGCAAAAGCTATTGCATAAGCTACTGTATTATTTATATATCCACATGACGTATCTTCTATTAAAGCTTTGATAGGATACTCTTCTACACTAGGAACTCTATCATCTAACTCACATGAATATATTGGATAATTTATATTAGGCAATGTATCTCTCATCATTTCTGTCATGCTTGCAGCTTCGTCTGTATCAAAGAAACGAGACATTGGATCCATTATAAATGCTCTGTCTGCTTGTTTAACTACTCCTATCATCGCATTAATAACCCAAACTTCATCAAACTTCTTGCTATGTACTAATGCTAAATGAAAATCTATCTGACTCATACCCATAGCTACAATGGCTATTTTTTTTCCTTCTAATTCTTTTATTCTTTTAGTTAACATTATTGTGCTTCTATTCTAAATTGACCACTACGATAGGCATCTTTTCTATTTCTACCATCGTTTTCTAATTGTAATTGACCTATGGCTTCTTTAAATCTTTGTTCATATAAAGTTATTATATCTGGTTCTCCTTTCATAAATGTATAAGCTTCTACCAAACAACCATATAATAATGCATCAGGTGCATTTGTTCCTAACCAACTTGTACCATCTGCTGATGAAGTAATAGAAGTTGGTAAATGAAAGTAATGCATTTCTAATGTATATTCAGCATCCGGTGTAGGTCCTAATATAAAATGTCCATCATCAAATTGTGCATAAAATTTTGGTATTCCAGTATTTGAAGCACTTGCAGGATATGCTTCTCTTATAAAGTTAACATCTTTATTAAGTAAATAAACATGTTCACTATCTGTATTTACTACAGCTAATGAATAAGGATATAAAAAATCTGATGGTATGCCAACATACTGATTGTTTTGTGCTGTTGAACTTGTAACATTTCTTTTGTATGTAGGTAATTGTACTGATGCATTAATCCTGCTCTCAGTTTGTTTAATTAAAATATTAAGATCGTTTACAAATGTAGTCTCTGTGTTTTCTGTATAATCTTGTATTGCTGTTTTTAAAGTTGTTAGAGTAAATGACATTAGCTTGTTGTTATTTTTATTGTTCCTATATTACCTTCCATATCTAAACCCATAGTACTTGAACCAAATTCAGTCACACCTCCACCTATAGGATTAAAAGCAAAATATCTTCTGCTTTCTGCTAAATCTGTTTGTGGTCTAGGATGTCTTAATGATTGTGATTCATTAGTTCTTATTCTTCCTAGTTGCAATTGTGGTTGATCTTTATCTAAAACATCTTTGCCAACTAACAAGCCTGTTCTTTTTTGATCTTTAACTTGATTCCTTAAATCTTTTAAAGGATATCTAAAACCTGTTCTATCACATATACCATAAGCATGTTTTCCTTTTGCATATGCCATATTAGTAACCTCCCGGCACAAATCTTATAGATGATTTTACTCTGTTCTCATCTGCTGCAAGCTTCCATTGTTCTTCATATTGTTGTTTTAAAAATGGAACTCTTTGTGTAGCTTCAGGATTTTTCATAGCTAAGTAATAAGCTAGACCTGCTACTAAACATGGCAAGAATAACTTTGGTATATCTAAAGTATTAGAAGCTGGGTTTCCTGCATCATAAGTTTGTCTTAATCTATACCAAACTACTTTATACGTTTGAGAACTATCAGGTATTGGATATACAGTAAATGTAGTGGTACCTGAATTTCTATTAACTAATATTTCATTAGGTCTACCTGTATCTAATTTATTAGGTATAGATGCATATTGTGAAAAAGATAAACGAGTTAATGATGTATCGCTTTGTGAAGATGAATTGCCATCATTAGTTCTTATATGGTGTTCTAATAGATCAATAGTGTCTGAGTCTAATGTGTAGTCTTTTTGACCTGATATTAAAGTAGTAGTACCTTCTTCTACTTGCCATAAATTTAAACCTCTATTTGCCCATTCAAGCATCATAAGGTTTATGCTACGTCTTGCTGTACGTAAGTCATAGCCAGTACGCATTTCTAAACCAGCTAGTTCAAATGCTTCTTCAGCTGCATCTGATATGTCTAAATCAAAGCTATTTGTTGTAGCTGTAGCCATGTTTCATTAAGAACATTTACGCTTTACTTGATCTTGATATGACTCCACCATACCCCCTTCATTATATTCGATAGTCATTTCTTTTCCAGTCTTCTTGGCTTCATCTCTTGCTTTAGCCATACCACCTGCATCATAAGAATATGATTTCTTTCCAACCTTAGGCATATTGTTTCTCCTGTTGTTTAAACATATTATACTTCTAATAACCCTGTATCAATTAAATATTGCCTATTTATTAAATGTTGTTCTGCAACATCTTCTTTACTTTGTCCGTAGTATTTTACAGCGTGGTGTTCTTCTATCATAGAAAGATTAATATCTACTCCATCTGCTATTACACTGCCTAATACTCTTCCAAATTTTCCACGTGAATCTTTAAGTTCAGTTCTTATAATTATTTTTTCACCTGAATTTATTGCATTTTCTAAGAAAGCCGAAGCCATTTTTCCTCTAATCTTTTCATCTTTGTTACGAGTACGTGACTCGGGAGTATCAATCCCATATAAACGAACACGGCACTTGTGAAGAATATTAAACCCAAGGTCCAATACAACATCCACAGTATCACCATCAACAACTCTTTCAATTTTACAAGCATATTCATACATTACCTATACCTCTTAGATATTTTTGCAGCAGATTTAGGCTGCTTAGAAAATTGTTTACCTTTTTTTGTATCTGCTCTTTTCTTTTTAGTAGATGCAGCATACTGTGAACTAGACATTGCTTTGATAGCTTTCTCAGGCAAATATCTTTCGCCTGTTTCTTTACTTGGTTTGCCACTTTTTGTTTTCCATTTTTGTTTAGTCCATTCCTTTAAAGATTTTTGTGACTTCGCTATGCTCATTACTTCTTAGCTTTTACCTTTGATTTCTTAGATAAATTTTTAAAGTGAAATAACTTAACACTAGTTTTAGTATGGGATTTATTAGTATGTAAATCTCCATTAGGCATTTTATGAGAACTTCCTTTATGTTCAGTGCCATCTCTTTTGTAATGTTTAACTCCTTTCATTTGTATCCTCCGCCTTTTTCTTTATATTTCTTAGCTAACATTTGTGCTTTACGTGCTGACCATTGACCTGCATTACCACCTTTAGTACCTGACTTAATACTTTTAAATAACTTTTTTCTCATATCAGGCTTAGTATAATTACCAGCTTCATTTACTTTTGATTTGTTTTTAGTTCCTGTCATTTGTTTTTTAATCTGGTTTCTACTTATTACCATTTAGTTTTATGACTCCAATATCTAGCACTAAATTTATCTGGACTAGAATCTTGTGCATTATGCCTAGCGTAATAACTTTTCTTACGTGCTTTATCTTTCTTAGATGTAGGATTTTTTCCTGCACCACTTACTCCTTGTTGTCCAAAACGTATAGTTTTAGTTTCTGTGCCTTTCTTAGCAACAACTACATGTGATTTTGTTTTATGATTAGGTGTACGTTTAGGTTTGTTATAACCAGAAACACCTGCGTTCTTTAATTTATTATCTTTAGGCATTGTTAGTCTTCACCTTTAAAAGTTTTGCTTTGACCTGATGTTCCAGCATAGATACCAAATACTGCTGCCATAGCACCTACTACTATAGATACTAAAGCGGATTGTTCTAGGTTAGGTTCTGGTAAAGTCATGAACCAAGTTACTACTTTATAAAGTAAAAAGATATAAACGCTGACGAATACTCTTGGGAATATTCGCCAAGCATCTATAGTTTTAGCTAGATGTATCCATTTCTGATACGGATTTATAGATAAATAGTTAGGACTAACATCTATATCAAGTTCTAGCTTCTTCTTTATAGTAGAAGTTTCTTCGCTCATTAAGCTGTAGTAGCTGTTGCGTAGCCTTTAGTTGCCCATATAATAATGCTATATGCATCGCCACTTGAATGACCTACTGTTGTTAACAATAGATCGCCATTGACTCCGCCACCAGCATTGTTTGGAATTCCCGGCAAGTTCATTGAACTGTCTGTAAAATCCCATGTATCTGACCAATCAGCAGGTGCTTGAAGAATTTGTACGTTGCTACTTGCGTTCCAAAGTAGTTTAAATCCCATACCTACATTACTAAACCAGATTCTATTAATGACAACTCTACTACAAGCTTGTCCGTTCATACCAGTTGTTAAAGCTGACACATCAATCTTAGCAACAGCACTTTCTCCAGTGCCATCACTAATATTGGTAAACTTCATTACAAGATTTTTACCACCATCATCTAAAATAGTTTGACTTGTTACTGCATCTGCCATGATTTACCTCTTAAATAATACCTGTAAGGTTAATTAATGAGTAATCAGTAGTTACATTTTTAATCATAACCACACCAATTACTTGTATAACGTCTCCTGCTGCTGGTCCAACTGCACCTGCTGCACCTAATGGTACTGCATGGTTGCCGACAACAAGTGTTCCTGAAGTCAATACTGTTTGTGGACCTGAAACTGCAAACCAACCATAAGCACTAGCAGCCATGTCGACTACTGTTACGCCTAGCGTAGCACCTGTAGTTGTAGCAGCTTGAACAATTTGAGCACTTCTTGGATCAGGAATTAAAGTTACTCTTGAACTTGTAGTTATTGCTGTTGCTAAATCATCGTAGCAAGTAATAACAATAGAAGGATCACTTGAGTGATCATGTGCTGGGTTAGATTCAATTCTAAGCATCTGACCTTCACCAGCTGCGTCATTAATATAAAGATAACCACCTGCATATTGATTTAGCGTTATGTCTGTACCAGCAGTTTCTACTGATATAGCTGTCTCACCTGCAGCGACACCTGCGGTTGGTGTTAAATCAAAGTGATGAGCAATTGAAGCAGCGTGTGTAACACACTTACCTGCTGTAACAGCTACTGCTGCTAATCTACCATAAGCATAAACAGTATTACCATAAAGTAATCTACTGCCTAAAGGAAATAGTTGAGTAAGTCCTGAAGTAAAAGGGTCTACTGTTCCGTATTGGCTTCCACCTTTACCTACTATAAAATCAGCAGGTCCATATCCTGTTGCTGCTGCGTATTGAACGTGTCCACCATCATCGGTATAGATATTACCATCTGCGTTGATTACCAACCCATTTGTTATCGCACCTGTTGTTGAATTTATATCAATGGTTTTGAAACCATTTTCGGACCTTACTGATCCATTGAAAGTTGTATTAGCCATTATTAAGTCTCCTTAATTAATCTATCGTCTTGGCATGTCTGCTAGGGCAGTCGATAGAAGTTATAAAATCCCTAGAAAAAAAGGGGAGTGTATATCATTTCAACCCCCCTCTAAGTTACTAGCTTGATCCCGAAGAACCAAACGCTCCAAGCGGATCAGAAACTCCAAAGGAGTATCTTTCTCTAGCTTTATATCTTACGTTACCAGTATCAAAATCACCATCCATAGATGTTTCTAATGATGTACGTGCAAAATGTTTAAATCCATTTGGTACGTCTGTCATTAAGAACCATGCGTTAGTGTCTGTTAAAAAGTGATTAACAGTATAACCTTCTGGAATAGTTCCATTTGATTTGATAGCGTTAAGATCGTTATCCGCAGAACCCGGCTTTCCGTCCGTTTCTAGGATACGCGTAGCAGTAAACATTCCGTTAGGTGGAACGATTAACTTACGTGGTTTAGCTGCTATTAACAGTCCACGCTCGTCAGTCCAACCAGCTATTTGTATCACAGCATTCTCTAACGAAGTTTCGTTAAGGTCTGCTTGTGTTGCAAATGTGTTGGAATTTGTTCCGCCTGATACTAATGGATGTGATTCTGAAAACAGATCAACCCCATCGCCAGAATCAAAGTCGCCAAATCCTGCGTTAAGCGGATAGGCAGCTTTTACTTGCTTCGTATAAGCCATACTTCTTGCTAATGCTTTTGTATAACGTGCAGAAAGGGAGTCATATAATTCATCCTCCATCGCTTCTTCTGTAATACTAAAGCCCATTGCAATAGTTTCATGATTGTAACGAGTACTGAAAGATTCTTGTGCAGTATCATAGTTGATAGCTGAACCTTCATCTTTAACTGAAGCTTGACCAAATCCACTTAACTTAACTTCTTCTTCGAAAGATCGATCTGAAGTTTCAGTGTCATAAATTTCATCATGCTCATTTTCGTACTTGTTATATTCTAATCCAAACAGGGCATTCAATCCCGGAAGGAGTTCTTTAAGTAACTGTGCTCTTGAAATAGCCATTTCTTATTCTCCTTTGTTATATGCCAGTTGTATTACGCATGATATGACCCGCGTTAAACTTAACAACTAAGTCGGTATAAGCATCACCGGCTGTGTTGTCAGATTTAGGCGAGATATCTACTATCCTAATAGGAAGAGTTGCTGTTGTAGCAGCAACTGTAGATATATCAATAGCATTTTTACTTGTTCCAATACTGGTTGAGCCGGCTGTTTGTACGACCGCAACATTATTTCCAATTACAGTTTGTGCGCCTGTGCCGTCACCCTGCATTTCGAAAAGAACATCTGGATCATCCATAACATAAGCAGATACATCAGATGCAACTACGCTAGCTGTCCACATTTGTGAAAAAGTTTTCTGGCTAGTATTTGGATCAGTGTATGAAACGCCTAAGAAAATCCCTACAGGTGTGCAAGCAGTTGTGCCAGTGTCTTTTTCAACACCTCCAGCGGCAACTAACTTAACAAAATCACCATAAAAGATCGAGGTCGCATAACCAGAGGCTATGCTATAGTGTCTTACCTTTCCAGAAAAAGAACCATTAGTACTTAAAGTACCGACAGGTCTTGCTCCGTAAGGTGTTGCTGAACTACTCATTTTATATACCTTTTATAAATACATTAATAAATGTAAAGGTAGTAATTACTTACCGCCTTTCCCAAAAGAAACCGAAGTCTTCCTCTCCTTAAACATAGGCATAGCAGGATTTTCTTCACGCATATAATTAGCGTCTAAGGCACTCATTTGTTGATCAGCCATATCAGTATAATACTTTTTACGTTTGATCATTTCTTCTTTGGGTGCTTTACATAAGAGTAATCCGCCTACCTCAACCGATCCTTCAAATTGTGGACTGGCATCTTGTACCATTAACAACTCAGGGTGGTCTTCTGATTTAACTGGAACCCAACCTTCTCTCATTTTAGAAGATACATTCATATTGTCTGATTGACCAGCTGCTGCTGTTCTTATCCAACGATATACATATCCCTCTTCTGGAGTGGGGTCTGGTAACAGATTGGGAGGTGTCCAAGGTTTCTCACGTTCATTTGTATCTCTTGACTCCAATGAACGAGAAGTGCGCTCTTGATCTTGATTATTTTCTTGATCTTTATTTAACTTATCCATTATTTAACTCCTTCGCGAATTGCGATGCATATTGTTCTGGTGTAAGTCCAAGTCTCCTTGCGAGGTCGACTTGTGATTTTGTTAACTGCACTCTGCGCTGTTTAGTACTTGCTCTATTGGCAGGTGCTACCACAGTCGAGGGTCGCTGAGTCGTTGCAGTATTCGACTCAAAGCGTTCTGGAAATCTATTTCGCATAGCTTCATCTACTCTATCATAGTAAGTTGCAGAATCC